AATTTGTTCTTGGGTATTTTCTAGATGTGGTTGGGGGCCTGTTAAGTTGCCACGATGGGATATTAGTTTCATATTAGGTTAGTAGTGTTAGAGTACGGTGGAGGAGGAGCCCTGGCGGGCTATGGAGATATAATAATAGTGGAGAGGAGGACCTTGACTATTATAGCTGGGACCATAGCCGGTATGTATGCTCGAACTCGGGGAATGTAGCTAAGAAGCTAGTACCGCGGCGGCGGTCATGCTCATCCACAAAGATGATAAAGTCACGTCGATTAACAGTGGTGTACTCATCCTCCCTACATTGTAGGAGTACATCTCTGGTGCGCTTTAGGCCATCTATCTCGGCAGGGTGGAAGCCTCGTTCGCCATGATGATTAGAGTTATTCTCCATGAATTGGATACTCTCTTCTATGTAATGTAACATTGTCGGATCCGCAATAAACACTGCTTGATGGGTAGGGTATCGTAAGTATGGGATATCTAACCACATATTACCACTACGATGGGTTCTATTGTTAGCTTGCTTGATAGCTAAGATATCTTCTAGGAATCTGGTGTAACTAGGTAGACTGAGCAGATTGTAAGTACTCATAACAGTTACATAGATGTTGGGCACCTCAAGGAATAGACGATTGACATTAGCTAACCATTGTTGGTAATCCATGCCATGTCTGATGTATTCTGCTCCTGAACCCCATGCTTCACAGGACGTGAAGACCTGTATCTTTTTAAGTAATCTATTCTCAGTAATATTCTTTAATTTATCCACAAAGCGATCAAATAGTTCAGGCGGAACGCATAGATTACTATTGATACTGACTTCTAGATTAGGGTTAGGATTAGCGATAATATAGTCTAGTACCTTAAATGTATCTTTAGCTAAGAGTGGCTCACCACCAGTAATTCTGAACTGTTGTAAACTGGTATACATTGTTGGCCACCACTTCCAGAATGCCTCTACATACGGATTATCTTCACGATTAGGTCGAGGCATCTTGCCAACTTCTTTAATCCATTGGAGCCCATTGAACTTAGATGACGTTGGATACTCACCATATTGCTCAATCTCCTCCATCCACTTAGATGAGATGTGTGGAGCACAGTAGCTGCATTTAAAGTTACATACACTTGAGAAGGATACTTCTACATACGATGGGTCTACATTATCGTCCCATGGCTTGGAGACGATATCTTGGATATATGGTAGTGCCCATTGAGTAGCACTCTTACGAATACGGTCGGAGTGCTGATTAGTGCCACTGTCTTCTACGCGCCAGCAGTAATCACATTCAGATGGACGAACACCCTCTAACATCTGCTTACGGAGTTCTTTTTTGTGCTGAGTATTATGCAGAGCTCCTGGGTTCATCTTAATCTCAGAGAGTGGCACTAAGTGGGTATCAGGGTGATGGCACGAATGAGTATGACCATTCTGGAGATGAATAGTTACTTGCTTCCATTTAGCAGCGCAGAATGATGGGCTAACCTGGTTAACTTGTTGGGCGACTTGATCTAATGATTTCATTCTCTGTCCATAATATCAGTGTTTGTCCACTTTGTTCCATAGTCTTTGTAGAACCTGCTGCCTATACTGTCTAGCTCCACAATATTGAGATTAAGTGCTCGGTTAAGGTCGGCAGCTACTTGTCGGGCTACTAGTTCGTCATCGTGTTGATGCAGTGCCCATAGCCTATCTAGTTCATCGAAGTCTTGGACTGAGGTATAATCCCAGTCTCGTAACATTAGATAGTGTGTGCCTAAGCGAGCGCCAAGAATTGCCCAGAAGCCATTCTCTACATCGCGGCCTACTGTTTGCCATATGTGTAGATTGCGTAGGTTATTAGGCCATACGTGGTGAGTGAACGATTGTAGGTTGGTGGGCATTAGGCCATCACGATTACACATCTTAACTCCTTCACGGAACCCTGCTCGCCATGCTTGCTTGGGCGTGTAGTTAGGGTAGGTAGTAGAGTAGCAATTGTGCATAGGCCAGTACAGTGGGTCAAAACAAAACTCGATGTTGGTTTTATGGTTACCATCGCTAGCTTCATGAGTACGCATGTTATTGACAAAGGTCTTGGTCCAACTAGATAATCCACCATTGCCATAATACAATCCGTTGATGTAATTTCTGGCTCGCCAACGGAATTGAGCATCTTTATTCTCGTGGGTAATAGTTAATGATTGGTCTAAGAATGTTTCATCTAGCATATTATCACCATCTACTAGAATAAATCTCTCAGTATCACTAGCTGCGGCAGCCGCTTTATGAGCAGCGTCACTACCTCGAACACCATCTACCCGCTTGGCCCATGGTACCATGTTTTGGATTGCTAACCAGAAGTCTTCCTTCTGTGGCTCATCGTAGGATAGATAGATCAGGTCTAACTGATCAATATCTAAGACTTCTAAGACTTCATCTTGTGATTTCATTGGCTTGTACTCTGTAATAACGGCATTCATCTTCGCTGTCATCGGGATCAGCTAGAATACTAATGTCATATTTACTAGTACGCCGTGAGGAGGTATTATTTCTGTCTGGTTCTAATTTAAATACATGGCGTTTAAGGTGAGTGTAGATTAGGACCCCATCTAGCACAATGGCATCATGTCTGGCGATATTGTACTCATCTCTGGTAATTACTAAGTAGTCACCCGGTAGGTCTTCTGTAGTGTATGTAAGTATCTTTCCGTGTTCATCATAGTACACTCTGTACTCTAGTGGTGGTGGTGGCGGTGGTATGTTGGCTAGCATTAAGTTTATAAACTCTTGCTGTTGTAGGGGTGTTAATGAGGTTAAGTCCTGATTCATTGGATCTCCTCCTGAATGATGTATGCGAACGATTTGTTATGATAGTGTAGGGGGTACAATTGGGGATAGGTGTTAATCCTCATGGTGTGTGGATGCAACTCATACACTAGCTCATCGTGCCACACTTCGGATGAGATACCATTTATCATACGCTTCATGTGGACCATGGAGAATTCTTGGAATGTGGGTAGTGTACAATGTTCTACTCCAATGGCGGTGGCTGCTATAGCATACACTACATCAGTAGTAGCACGATCTTCTGTCGAATATTTCAGTAGATGTGAGTACTCTATCCAGTTCTCGAAGATATCTCTGACATACTCGTAGAACTCTTTGGCTAGCGGTGATTTCTTAAAGTAAGTAATAGCATTGTAGGTTTGTGGTAGATTGGACTCCGTAAATGTACGACGATAGAATAGTTCTTCGGAGACCTCGCCACGGAAGTTTCTAATAGTGGTAGCTATGTTTAAGTCACGATCCTCTAAGATATCCCACCAGTATTCTATGGAGCGTGGGATGTACATATCAGCTTCTAGCTTAATGGTTCTATCATATGGAGATAGGTCGTAAACCTGCCAATCATTGGCCAGTTTCCAGTCACTACTGTCTGTACTAGTGATGTGGATAATATTATCCCATAGCGGATCCGTGACAGTCTGGTCAGTGATGATAGATACCCTAGCGGTGGGCATTACACGATAGATACTATCACGGAGTACAGTGGCTAATAGGACATAATCAGTGGTGGCGGTATTAACTGCCATAATAACGAATCCGCGTGTCATAATGTTAGTCCTATGTAGTTTTCCTTATTAAGCATATGGAAGTCAAAGTCATGGAGTACTACTCTACTCTTTTTCTTTCTGCCTCTAATGTAGTGTTCATAGTGAGCCTCATATGTATTATCATCTAGGCGAATAACTTCGCATACATTCGAGATATGGGTAAGTTGGCCTGGAATGCGATCTGACGCCTGCTCTATGTGTCCATTGATGGTGCGGAGAGCAATAGTTAGGGCATAATCGTTTCTGTAGGTATATGGTAGGAAGCCGTGTAACTCCGCATAGTGCTCATAATTATCCTGAATAGTGTGGATCATATCGAACAGTTCGCGGGTACGAGTGGTCTTTGTAAATCTCATCACTGTTGCCCAGTAGGTACTAAGAGAGTTAGGAGATAACAGTTCATTGGGTGTATCTTCAAACAGATACTTGGAATCTGCGTAACAACAGAAGTCAGTTGGTAAATCGAATGTTTTTAGTAGAGCACTACTATTAATCATGTAATCTGTATCCAGGATTAAGGTGTCATCGTATGGTGTTAAGTCATAGACCTGATATCTGCCCTTATTAATCCAGGTAGCTTTCTTAAGGAAGTTATTTCTATCTGGTTCAATCACGATAGTATGGTCAAAGTTGTAAGATTCGGAGCCTGTTGTATCTAGTGTATTTTGATCAGTAATGATTGTTGTGGGTAGTCCTAGATAACGCTCCGCTCGTTTGGCTACAGTGACAGCCATTCTGTAATAATCATGGCGATTATTATGGGCGAATACTACTATTCCTCTAGACATTATCTCTGAGCACCTAAGGCTTGATGTTCTGTGTACCACTCATTCATTACGGTAGTGTATGTATTGACGGCTAGGGTAAGTAACTCTTGTCTGTTGATCTTGATAGGATGACCATAACTATCTATCAGGATTTCAAATTGGGTATCATTAGTGGGCTCACGGAGGAAGGCTATTAGTTGTGGCGTGATTGCCCATAATCCACCACCGTGGACTACTGATAGTTTGTTTGTGTATTTTTCTTTGAGGTAGAGTTTGGATTCGTTGTGGTTGAATCGGTGTCTGACATTCTCTACTAGAATTTTTGTTGACATGAGATGCTCCTAGTGATATTTAGAAGCAGATATGTGAGAGAAGATTTTTAGTTAGATGGGGTGATTGTGCCACTTACCGCAATTTGTCCGGCGGTTTGTCCGGTACCACTCACAATTGTTTTACCCCATGCTCCCTCAGAGAAGTAGGTAGTAGAAGGTGGGCGAATTTTTAAGGTCACTGATGTACCAGCACTAACCACCGCTCCATTAGGAACTTCATCTAATACAACAGTAACAGTTACTACACCACTGCCATTGTAGGCGACATTGACTTGTCCGAAGGTTGAAGTGTTGTATTGAGTGCCATTAAAGTGACCAGTGTAGGAGAATGAGCCTAGTTGACGCTGTACTTGAGTAGAGGTAGATGTCCACGCATAGAAGCCGTAGTTAGTATTGATCGTGCTACCGTTTCCAGTAGCGCCGCCAGCTTTTTGTACTCCACTAAAGTTAGTGCCGGCTAGGGATACTGTACCAGACGATGGACTACTCATCCATAAGGTACCCATGTCGCTACAGATTTCACTGATTAATCGATTGATGTTAGTGGTGTTTGGGTGACTAGCTTGGGTGGCAATCTGACCGCCAGCATTAAAGAAGTATCGGGCAGCGGCATGACTAGCGAATGAGATAGTAAATGTGGCAGTACATACATTAGACCAAGTAGTGGTAGTAGTTACTGTAGTACTACTATCATTACCCTGTCTAACAGTATTCATTCTATTATTGGTAATTAATGCTAGATTATTGGTAAGAGCTGGTAGATTTAAATTGTTTAAGTAACTGATGGGGATGCCGGTTGTTGGTGCTTGTCCGCCAGGGATAGTAGGACTAGTAGTACCCGGATTAAGACCACCAGTGTTAGTCATCGCACCTATTGTTGTGCCTTGATGATTTGCAATCTTAGTGATGGCAGATAGTAGTTCTGTCCAGGTCTGAGTTCTTACCTTATCTTTAACTGCCACGCCAGCAACCGCAGTCTGACCATAACCATAATCGCCAGAGCCAGTGCTCCAAATCTTGTTTAAGTTTGGGGTATTGTCGTTTAAGAAGCCATTGATATCGCTTGCTTGAATTTTACCGCTGACTGAATATGTCATGAATTATTCCTATTATGCTCTTGTGATTGCGCCAGCAGAAACAGAAGGAGTTCCCCAACTGTTAGTTATGTTAGTGGTTTCAGGAGTTCGTAAAACAACGCTAGTGACGGTACCTGCGGCCACAGTAGCTCCATTAGGGACTTCATCGAATAGTACAGTAATCGTGATAGTGCCGCTACCGTTATAAGAAGCACTAATTCTAAGGAATGTTCCTGTCGTATAGTTTACTGTTGTGACTGGCCATCCGCCACCATTATATACATAATCGCCTGTTTGTTGAATTAATTGAGTGGGACTTGAACTTAATTGATAGAATCCTGTTCCAGTAGATATAGTTGCTCCGGCTGAGTTGCCACCACCTATCTTTGTGGTGCCGGTATAATTTACGCCACCTATAGTACATGTGCCAGCACTTAACCATATGGTTCCGAGATCAGTACATAGATTACTAATCAGGCCGTTGATGTTAGTTCCACTAGCGTGACTAGCAGTGATACCAATCTGGCCGCCACAATTAAAAAAGTAGCGGGCGCTATTGTGATCGGCAAAAGTTATTGAAGTAACCATAGATAAACTATTACTCCATGTGCCGCCACTATTAATGTTGGTTGTTGCTGCTCCAGTCGAACCAGCCGCCGCCGCATTTAATCTATTAGTTGTTATTGTACCTAGATCAGTATCTACGGCTGTCAACCAAGCTACCAAATCATTAGTTACTGGAGCAGTTCTAGAAGTAACAGATGTGCCTTGATGTGAGGCCGCAGCAATAATTTTATTAACCAGTGATGCCCACTCAGTATGATCAATAGTATCACCTACTGATTTATTAGATGTTGTAGTTTGGCCGTAGCCCTTGTCACCACTGCCAGTCCCCCACATATCATTAAGATGATTTGTGTTGTTAACGAAGAATCCGTTAATGTCTGCTGCCTGGATTAATCCGCCTACTGAATATGTCATTGTCGATCCTTATTTGACGATACACAGTACTAATTTTTCGCCTGGCTCATTATTAGTTTCTAATGCCCAGCCGAAGCTATTTGACTTACTGCTAGTAGCAACTCCGTTAGCGAATGGACTTACTTCGTCGTGTTTATTTATTGGGCCCACTACACGGACAGGAACTCTTCCCACATATGCTACGCCAGGATGTGTTTCTTGTGGACCAGCCCCGCCGTTCATTAAGTATGCCCAACCGTCACTAACAACACCTAGTACTTTATCAGTTTCATTGGCTGAGGTGATTTCGTTTACCCCGCCCACAGTCATGACTGTGCCTGTTGGGTACGTAGCGTCGGCGTGATGACGCTCTGCTAAGTCGGCGGAGTAGGTTGCTTCTAAGGTAGAACCAGCTGTTAAGGTAAATGCACCTGTTAAATAGCCAGCTGTTGTATTACTACCAGCAGTGAAGTTAGTACTAGTGATTGCTGAGTTACCGGTGGCAGTGATACCTGCAGTAGCAGATAATGATGTGGTACCAATAGATGTGTTACATGTTAAGCTCTGTACTGTTGCAGCAGTGCTTACTTTTAGAGTAGGGGTTGTTGTGGTTCCAGTAACGTTAACGTCGGTTGAGTTAACTGTGGTCGAGCTAACGGTAGTAATAGTAGCTGTTCCGGAGATATTGGCATTTGCCATACTTGCCGTCGATCCAGCTGGAGAAACTACGTTGCCATAAATTACTCCCGCTACTTTTAAGTTACCGTTGACGTATGTGCCGCCACTAACAATAAGTGCTGTATTGGAGGCTTGGGCATTGGCTAAGTTAGTCGCATTCCCTACATTGCCACCAGTAATGGTGACTGATGTTGAGTTTGCCGTTAGTACAGCTACGTTACCTGGAAGTATGTTGATGTTGCCGCCAGATGCTGGAATAGATACTTTACTCAACCCATTAGCTAAATCGCCTTGAAGTGTGGTAGCAATGACCGCAGTACCTTTGTATGTACCTGCGTTAAGATTGCCTAGAACAATATCTGTCACTAAAGAAGTGTTACTACTGATACTAGCCGTGTTGACTGAACTAGCAAATACGAACTCGTTAGCATAAGGACTGGCATTAGGTGCCATCCACCCCATGAAGGCATCCTTGCGATCTCCATCGGTGGTGCCACCTGAATTAGAATAATAAGCAAAATCTAAACCAAATGCTCTCGTATCTGTCTTATTGTGAGCGTTCCCTACACTAACAGCGCCAGCAGAAATAATTGGACTAGGTGATACAATTGGAGTAGGAGTAGTAGCTCCGCCAGTCTCGAAGTCTAGTTTTTTAATCCAAACAGGCACGTTAATCGTAACCCCTGTACTAGTAGCGGTAAACCAATTTGATGTTGGATCAGATAAGGTCAATGAATTACTGGTTAAGCTACCGACACTCATTGCCGAGATATTAGCTCTATTAGCAGTAACAACATTAGCATTACTAATGTTACCGCCATTCAAGTCAATAGCTCTGACATTAGCGGTAGTCGCATTCATCGTGGTAATAGTAGCAGTGGTAGCATTCACCGTAGTGATATTAGCAGTAGTCGCGGTTAATTTACCAACTCCGCTAATATCTTTAGGATTACTACCAGTTGCCATGCCGTTAGCGGCAATGTTAGGCGACTTATCGAAAGTTACTAGATTACGCCAGTCCGCAGTGTTACCAGTACTGACGTTTACTTTTAGTCCCTGATAATCAGTGTAGCTTGTATTAGCAATATCATACCATAACTGACCAGTTATCGGATACTGAGGACCTTGTAGGTTAGCACTGGCGAAATTCTCGGCTAGCGACAAGAAGTTCTGGTCAACTGGGCTGCCATAGCCACTAAAGTTTCTACCAGGGAATGTTAAGTTAGCAACTGTTCCTGACTGACCATCTGGTACTGATATCGTGCTGTTGCCACCTGGTCCGTAATTTAATGTGTATGACATCTCTTTTTATCCTTATTTGTTTATTTATCGTGCTTAAAGTCGTCCAACTACCACCTCAATGGTGCCGATACCGGTTGTTGTTTTATCTTCTAGTGCTTTACCGATCACTGACCCGATCGCTGGATTATTGTTAGCCATAGCGTATCCGCCACCTGCTGCCACCATCATATCTCCTTTAGAGCAAGTACCATAAACCTTACATGGTACTCGACCTATTAGTGCTACCAAGATACGTGGCTTAGTTTGACCTGTCTTCTCGTTCATAACATAAGCAGGATCAGTAGATACTATGCCAGCAACACGAGTACTATTACGTGTATCACACATCTGGACTTCTTCGGTGCCGCCGAATTCTACCACTGTTCCAGGTAGAACATCTAGTTCACTAGTGTAGTATTCTGCCAAGTCAGCGTAAGTTGACTGTAATTTACTACCAGAGGACAGTGTCCATGTACCGGTTATTGTACCGGCTGTACCTGAGCCGCCAGTAGTCATAGTAGTTGCTTGTACTGTAGTGGCATTTACTGTAGTTGAGTTTACGGTAGTAATGTTGCCTGTAGTTGAGTTTACGGTAGTAATGTTGCCTGTGGTAACGAACACGTTAGTGATGTTAGCAGATGGTGATTGTACCGTTGTAGTGAAGTTACCTGTTGGCGCCTCTACTTGTGAACTGAATGTGGCATTGCCCCCAGTCACTGTACTAGTAGCGTTACCCTCAACAGTGCCTTTAATAACACCATCGATAGTAATGTTGCCGCTGAATGTTACATTGCCTAGATCGGTGATGTACGGTTGATTGCCTGCAATGATTGTACCGTCGATGCCGGCGCCGCCAACTGTTAAGCCATCTAGTGTGCCCACCGATGTAATGTTAGGTTGCGCCGCCGTAGTCAATGTGCCAGCAACAGTGTTAGCAGTAATACCATTAGCAGTCAATCCGCCGTTAGTATCTCTAACTACCACTGTGTCTGCTACTACTAACTTAGAAGGAGCATAACCGTTTAATAGTTCAGAATTTAAGTTACTAACAATAGAGTTAGAAGCAACAATGAATGGGGCACTACCAGTCAACGTACTAGTGATTACGTTAGACATGGTGAGTTTGTCTAGATTAGCAGTATTGCCCGTGAATTGTTTCGTGACTGAAAGATTACCAGAAGTTGTATTACCAGATACAGTTAGGCCTGTTAAGGTGCCTACGCTGGTAATGTTAGGTTGAGCAGCGTTAGATACTTCTAGCGCAAGATTTGCTAGCGGTACGAAGTCATCTACGTTAGGACCCCAGATGTGTTCTAAACCATGAGCATTACCATAGAACTGAGATGTACCGTTGCCTGATTGTGGAGCATAGTACCTGTCAACAGTTAAGTTGCCGATGCCACCATTAGTGTAAGTGTACTGAAATTGTGTACCGATATTGAACGTGATATTACCGCTATTAGAATTGCCGCTACTTTGAATAGTGACTACGTTAGGTGTACCGTTTACCGCAATAACTACGTTGCCATCTTGACTTACAATAGCCACATTACTCTCAACGTTAGGACTATTACTACCCCAGGCAATCTTGTGAGGCGGATTAACGTTACTTAGAATTTGAACTTTGTTAGCAGTGGCATAATTACCAGAACTAGTAAACATGTACAGGGTATTTGCTGGAATACTTACATTGGGAGGCGTGGTCTCAAATACTAATTGACCTGCTACATATGCTGGATAGTTAGTAGTATTACTATGAGAAGTGTAGGTGTCAGCAAAGCTCTCGGTCAGTCTCATAAAGTTTTGATTAAGAGCTTTACCATATCCATTAACTGCGCTAGTAGTATCAGTGTAGTTACGACCGCCCAATATGATAGACTTTGATAATTGTGCTTCTGTTGTCTGGGCAGTTGGTGTAGTTGTAGAAGTTCCAGGTACTAGTGCTTGGCCGACGGTAAGTTGCATATTAGCATTGCCATTGCTACCGTAGTAATTAATTTTGTATGAATCCGCCATTTATGCTCCTTACACCGTTACTAAGTTAGTGATCGCCTGTACACGAATGGTGTAGTCGATCTGAATTTGTCTGTTTAATGATTTTTGAACAGGGTGAAAGATAACATGACTGATTAGACGAGTGATTAGGTTACTAGTGCCATCACTGCCATAGTTACATAATAGTCCCAGTTCATCGAATACGAATTCACTGTCACTATCAGTGGCATTATCGAAAGCATATTGTCCGCTAGGCTCGCCGTAATCTAGTAAGCAACTGATTAAGATATCACTGTAAGTTTTACCACTGGTGTGACTAACTGACATCTTGTTACGGGTTGGGTCTTGATTACTGATTAGGTTATCATCAACAATCTTTGCATATGTCTGATTGTACAAGGATGCGTTCACGCCTGTTACGTTTGGTGGCAAATAGGTGATTAGACCGGTGCTATCTACGCTAGCTCCACCGTTACCAAATGCCATTTGATAGATGGCACCTACGCCGCGGTCACTTAAGGAGTTGCCAATAGCTAGAGAAATGTTCTCGTAGTTAATAGCATTGTCTTTGTCCACAAAAACTTCACCATCATTTGGATCGAAAATCTTAATGTGTCCTTTAACTGAGATGCCTATTTGTTGTTCCACGTGTAATCCTTTATTAATCTGCCCTTGCCTGAACTAGGACTTGCCCTGTCTCGGGGTCTGTAATCTTTAAGAAACTAGAAAAATAGAAACCGGCGTTTTCATTCGGCTGCTTCTCAGGGATTTCGCCCTGAGAAGACACGATTTCTGATTTATTCTGTTTTTCCATACTGTATTTATGCCTTATCTAATCTGCTTATTCAAGAAAGTAGCAACCATACTGTCCTCGTCGAACTGCATTGGCAGCGTCTTAGCATAAGTCATGTACGCCAAAGCGTTAGTGCCAGTAGCAATATTTGGATTTTCAGTGGTAGTAATCACCCATGTATTGCCAACTTGTTGACTGGTTATGATATCAAAGTCGTGATATTTCATGACTGCGACATCACCTACTCGCACTGCTGGTTCCTTATCGATTTCGATTGTCCAAGTAGCATCTGTGCTCTTGTGGCTATTAGTTACAGTGAACTCAACCACTTCCTGCGGTTCATTATTACTATTTAATTCAACAATCGACACCGCATTGAAGAATGAGTAACTACCAGATATCGTTCCGGCGGAGTTAGCATTTAATTCAATGGTACTACCATTTACAGACATCACTCTCAATGTATCAATATTTGCTCCACTTACGTACTGTCCGGCAGTAATATTAGCGGAAGATGCTACTGTTATGTACTTACCGGTACTTCCAGTGGCGGTGGTAACCGTATCTGTACCATGCTTGAATAGTACCTTACTGCCTACTTTTACCTTCTTGATATTATCATTTCCAGTGGTAATAAACTGGAACTGAGTGGTTGTAGGTAGATTGTAGAATGTGTAGATGTCACCCGAGGATAGAACTGTGCCGCTTACTAATGGCTTACTCAATGTAATAACAGAACCAAAGATTTGAGTAACTGTCGTATCAGCGGCCACACCGTTGCCGGTAATGTACATACCGATTGTGATACCGGCAGTAGATACCAGTTCCATTGTTTGATACGTCGATGAGTAATTTCCATAATAAGTAGCATACACATACTCTTCACTACTAGCATTTGTGTAAATCACATTAGCAGTTACATTAGAAGATATGTAATCAGTTACTGTGATGTTACCACCAGTAGTTACTTTTACTGTTTGTGTCTTAAATGCGATTGTGTCACCAGATTTCACCATACCAATTTCTGGTAGAGTAGAAGTGCCGTCACTACTAATAGTAGCTACATACGGGAATGTATGAACACCCGCAACACTATTGGCACTAGGCAATGTAGTCTCAATTATGTTACTGTACCATGTCTTATTGAGATTGCCAGTATCACTGATATTCTCATCCAAGATACTTTGTACAATATCATAGACCTTGATTTCTTTATCACCAGTAGTGTTTAGACCTCTGAATAATCCAGTTATGATACCGTAACTAGGACTACTGTAATCTAAGTTGATATTAGTGTAACGTAGTTGCTCACCGTTAATCATTACCGTATTACCAGCAGAGATAGTAACATCAACCTTTGTTAGATAGATACCAGAAGCATCCACTGGTCTAGTATTGAATAGAATTTTTACAGTGGTCGCATTAGATACACCAACGAAACTAAACTCACTGGTAATAGGAGTAGTGGTACCTGGAGCAGTAACTACAATATTAGCAACTTGTTTGTTGTTCACATTGTCAACTGTACAGTAATACAGTCCAGTAACGGAATCAATATCTAGGGTTCTAGATCCTAATACGGAATCTGTACCAGAGAATACTGCTTTCTTAACTAGAGCATGTGGGTTGTTAACTCTGAATGAAGTAATAGTTCCATCAGTATCAGAATACACATTAGTTACATATGTTCTTGATACTTGATTTTCTCTGTGTAGTGTGGTAGAATTAGGTTCACCAGACACAATGTTCCATGTATTATTAATTCTGAATTTACCTTCATTAGGACTAGCTGTAGGCACCATGCTTGTTATTAGTACTTCATCGCCTGGGGCTACCGCTTGTCTGATTAGAAGCGTACTCACATCTTCATACTGGACATAGCTCAATTTAGAAGTAGGTACATACTCACGATGACCGATCATTGAACCGGAATTTGGACCATAGATAATACTAACATACAATCTATCAACGTTAGTCATCTTAAATCCAGCAGGTTGATTAATTACTAGTGGGTTAATAGCGATAGTTGATTCAGCGGTATTAGCAATGTTCAATAATTGAAGATAACTACTTCCAGTTAATGAGAAAGGCCCCGCAATAGCAGTAGTATCCCATCCGGTAGAAGACGTTGGATTATCAATGTTGTACAAATAAACTTGTCGTGATTTATCTTGTACTGTTGCTCCTGTCTTGTAGTTAGTATCACTTGTGTAGAATCTGCGGCCGTCCATTGAACGTATGGCGGTACCGTGAATGATTACTTGCTGTAGTGGGCTCTTGGTAGTCAAACTATGAGCGGCATCTAGTGTTAATAATGGTGGATTAGTACCATCAATAACTAGACCTTTGAATGGAGAACCAGTAGTTGTATTTACTAATGTAGAAATTCTAGGAATAACATTGATTGTAGCGTCTGTAACTCGCTGAGTTCTTAAACTTTGATTAGTTGTTCTACCAAACGATGTAATTGCTACCTTAGAATTAACTGATGGTATAGCACTAGTGATAATATTGATAGTTCCGCCTAGTTTATTATCATTAACTGTGATAGTAAACGTATCAGGTGGAATCTGACCAGGAACTTGATATGATAAGGTAACAATATCTCCTGTCTTCAATGATAGATAAGTAGGATTAAATACCACATTGAATGATGATTGGTTATCAAATGGTGTGCCATCATCGAAGAAACCCCATGCTCCGCTAGCAATTTGAGCATCAGTGGCTGGTATCACTGGATTGAATACAGCGTTGATGAAGTCAGCATCAAACTGATAGAACTGTCCCTTAGCAAAGTCATAATTTAATGACCAGTTAACTTGTGCTGTATTAGAAGGATTAACTTGGGGGATAGTTGAACCATTTACCAATACAGTGAAGTAATTGATATCGAACTCGTTGATACCATAAACCGGTGTTGGATATGATAACTTCAATTCGTCTTTACCAACTTGAATAATTTTACGATAAGTCTGGGTAGCTGAAGGACCATCGACACGTAGACCATCAATTTCCACAACTAAGTTATTTTGTAAACTGAACGTTAACCCAGTAGTTGGACCAGCAGTTACAGCTACATCGGGCACGCCGCCGAAGTAACTAGTCAACTTAAAGATTGAGTACCCATCAGTTTCAGCAATGTAATATTTCTTAGGTGAATGGTAACCCGCGATCGGTGGATTCTGTGGATCTGGAGTGTAAAGTCCTGTGATAGTCACCACATCATTGACCTTCATCTCAATGGTAGAGTGTCCCTCAAAGAAGCCATCCGCTCTAATCTTATTCACTACGATAGAACTGTAGTTATCATCGCCGAGGAATCCTGTCAAAGTGTACGGAATACGAGTGACCGCCGTAGAAGCAACAACAGTGAATGTCAGGCCATCTGTTCTACCAGACGTAGTAGTCACCCCAGACAAGGTAATAGTAGTACTGTTATTAGAAGCAGTTAGATCATAGGTAGTCGATGTTCCGGTGTAACCAGTGATGGTTGCCATTTGAACTAGTGTCCAATCCGCAGCATTCCATGTATTAGGAATTAATGGATCGGCTGGCGCAGTGATATCAACATTAGCTGAATACAGAGCACCACCATAGTTAACAACGGTTCCAATAGCGTAAGCAGACGAGTCGTCCCACACTGGGAACGAGGCAACAGTATTCAATGTACCACTAATGACGACTTTAATATCGGCTAGTGTCCATTCAGAAGGTACCCAAGTGCCAACTGTGGTATGCCAGTTTGGATCACCAATAGAACTAGACACCGCAGAGTATCTAGCTCCACTGTAACGAACGATTGCGCCTTCTTTGTATTCCTTAGTGTTGTCCCAAGCAGTGCCGTAGTTTACAGTCGTTGATTGAAATGATAGTTCGCCTCCTGTACCTGTAACACTGACAGATTTAAGTACAGTGTTAACTGGCTCAATAAAGGTGATCGCTGTTGCTTGAGCGGCGTTAATCCATTGCGTCATAGGTGCGCCAGCGCCGTTACTATCGTAACTTACTTTGATATTATTATTGACGCTTATCTTACTAGCATCGATCATGATAGTTACAAAGTTATTGGTGTACTCTATTGACTTAGGAGTTAATTGACTATCGTTTAGTGATACTAGTAATTTAAGAGAATTAAAGGTTGTTACATTTAGAGGTGCTACATACTTTACGCATTCTACACCATCAATGATGTATGTTGAGTTCATATCAGTAGTAGACACCACGAACATACCAATTACATTAGTGGTTAATACAAATGATACATAGTCAGTTTCATTACTGTACAACTTAGAGAATACGATCTTAGCTGGGTTGTACGGATCATTCACTGGGTCATACGGACGCTGAGGTTCGATAGTGTAGTGATCTTCATAATCAAAATTTAATGGGTCAGTTGAACCATATTCAGGATTAGTGATATCAGTTAGATAAGTTAATGGAGTAGTATCTGAAGTAGTGCTTCCAGCAAATACCATGGTTGATAGACCAAAGTTATCGCTTGTTGGTAACTCTACTTGACTGTACGGTACATCTAAATGAATTTCACTGTGGTATGTCTTTGTAGCACTGTCTTTGTTATCCTGAACTTTCTTCAATGGATAGTATTTGCTACTACTACGAACTAGGTGGCTACCGTTACCAAATTCGTACACTACGATATCATATGATACATATCCTTTTGCTAAACCAGCCGCAGTAAAGGTAACTACTTGATTAATCCAGTCTACTGTGTAGTCACCCGTCAAATACTTTGTAGTAGGTGTTAGTCTAGTTTGGCCATAGTTGTCATTACCGTAAACGATAATTGTCACTGGATTCACTACGGTGTCTTTAAATTGAATGCCATTTACTAGAGTAGACTTAGTACTATCAGTGTAAATCTTTGTTCCGTCTGGATAGTACACAGTTTTTGGATTAACAGCACTAATTCTGACCATGTTAAAGCCAGTGTGTCCGTATTCAACGGCGGTCACAGTGCCTGTACCACTATCGCTAGTTCTGGCAATGATCTCGTCTCCTGCTTTGTAACTTACGCCTGGAATTCCAGTCACTGTGTTCCAGTCAGTTGTGCCTAAAGATACAATCTTGTACTTTTTATTGGCAGTAAGATTACTAGAGTTCACTACTGTTACGGCGCCAGTAGCTTCCCAAGTTGAGCCTGGACGAGTTGTAACGGTGAAGTTGATGCCGTCTGTAACGATACCCGCTACCATTTCTTCTGGTGAGTAGCCACTTGTGAATGATGCACCAACAATATCAACTTGAGTATCACTATTATCACGTGGACTCTTGATAATACTATCATAAGTAATACCATACAAGAATTGGCCACCTACTTGATTTAGTAGAGGAATTCTGTTAGTGTCGTTCTCGGCATCATCTTTGCTTTCGTAAACTGCAGCATGTACACTGTCAATGATACCGACCCAGTAAGTCTTGTAATTCACTAGACCGAAGTTAGTAGGATTACTTGACTGTTCAAAAGTCATTTCTAGCGCAGTGCCTGGCTTGAACCCGCGAGGATTTAGCTCACTGTCGTAACCAATAGGATCAGTTAGTGCCACGATTGTTTGTGGCTTGATTACAGTACCGATTGCTCCATCTGGTACATACACTGGGTTACTACCGTCAACGGCCGCCGTTGCATCATCATGTAGAGTTATCTGTGTATTAGCTACGCTATGAACAAAGTAGTAATCAGTAGTTCTATTGGTAGGATAAGTGTAGACTACCTTCACCATGTCGCTAGTAGCAAATGCCGTCTTCACTGGTGTTGCCACTCTCCACATTGTCATGTGTCCACCATTTGCCTGTGATAAATTATCAATCTCTGCGACGGTGATCTTGTTGGTAGCAGGATTCAATGATTTGACTGTGTAAAGATTTGTGGTTGAGTTACCAACTGCTACATTGCCGACCGATGTACCGGTAAAGTAAATTGAGTCGCCGATAGCTAACGAGTTAACGGCATCTGATGAGTTTACGATAAGTTCTTTTGTATCAGTAATGCTAGTTAGATAGAACGAACTAATATCAGCACTCATGACGCCAGTAGCGCTTAGTAATTTTACTGTGCCGCCGCCAACAGTAGAACTCAATGTTACATTGTTATTAGCATTTACTGATGTTACATAGTAATCACTGTCGTTAATGATACCATCTGCGATAAATGTAGCAAGCATCTTTTTATTGCCATTTGCTAATGTGACTACTGCGTTATTACTTGTGTATTTGATATCAAATAATGTAGAGGTACTTACAGAGTTTACAGAATAGTAATTATTTCCAACGGTACTAATATTGCTCAATCCGCCGTTCATTGTACCAGTGAATGATACTGGCATACCAGCATACAGTCCATCAGTTGAACCAACACTAATGAAGTTATTTGATGAGTAGGTATTCGAAGCTACTTGTACATTGTACTTACCAAAAGTTCCTATTACTTTAGCAGTCAGTGCTCCTGTATTCGCAGTTAGTGTGTGAGCTTCTCCTAGTAGAGTTTCCGACACAGTGATATGATTAGTATCGATAACCTGTTTTACAAAGTATGTGGTACTGTTACTGATATTACCAAATGATGTTCCACTGAATGTGATTGTCATGCCTGTAGCAATATTCTTAGTAGTGTCAACTAAGATTTGATTAGGCGTGGCTGAGTTTGTAGAAGAATATGTTCTGGTAGCATTAATCGTGACACTTGTATTACTAAAGCGAACAGTGGAGTTATTCTCAACAAATGATGTTGTGTTAAGAGTAATGTTGCCGTTAGCATAGAGATTACTAGTAGAATATTCTACAGGCAGAACTGTCATGTATCCGGAGGCATCAGTAAATGTTACTGCGTTACCGATAGTGCCATTAATCATAGTATTACTGATACTGATAATGTCTCTAGCGGCATTTATTGACTTGATAACATAACTCTTGTCTTTCACTGTGGCTTTAGAATCAGTGCCGTCACTGTTTAGAATGTTACCAATCAATGAGCCGTCAAACTTTATTCTGTCGCCGATACGAACATTATCTACTGATTTCAATGTCATGCCAACATTAGATGTGTCAGTTACGGCTGGTAGAGCAGTAAGGTTGATAATATTATTACTAGTACTATCAATTAGTTCTACATATGTAACTACTTCTGGTTTAGTGTCACGAAGTTGTACAGTGTGATTAGATAAATCTACTTGACCAGACACAAAAGCATATGTCTTAGTATCAGCAAATGCTGGGTCTTTCACTGTAGGCCATGGACTAGTAACACCAGTCATCAACTGACTCATATCGTCCATAGTGAATCCTGGCATATTTGCGTTGGGCTTGTAGAAGCCAGCAATTCTGTCTGCTGCAGTTAGTGATAAGTCACTACTATCTACTTCATCCCAGTATGCTAGATTGAATGTGTCTGCTAGAGCCGTAGTATTTAAATTTCTATTCGCGCGGTAGAGTGTGCCATTGTACACTGCTAGTTGATTCTTAGAGTAATAGATACCTTTACCCCAGGCAGCGGTATCCCAACCACTGTCGCCGAATAGTGATGTTTCTTGATTCCAATCTTTAGCGTAACTCAAGTATGACACACGATCAAACTTCATACCGATTCGCATTTCACGAGTTGGTAGATTGTCTGTAAATAGTTTGACACGAGCAGTAACAGCAACCACACCATCAACTTTATCAGTTGAAGTGAATGCTACTCTGTCAGCGTCAACGTCCGGTAAATTCGATATGCTACCTACGCCTGATACGGATACTCTGTCACTCGTTAATCCAGTCATAGCTTTAGAGTAGGTCGAGTAGAGAGCGATTAATGGCTTACCTGATACCACACTTGCTGGTGTTACTCCTAAGTTCTCTACATAATAGTAGAGTGGCGTAGATGGAGCGCTTGCTAGGATCAATTTGATGCGATCACCAGTTCTGAATGGTAGAGCATCGACCTCAAATGATTGAGATATCGTAATAGTTTTTGTTACACTAATACTTTCATAAGCAAGAGATTTTTCTACTGTGGTGTAACCAACTAGAGCGTCTCGGTATGAATTGTAAAGAGCAATGTGATCTTCGTCTACGGAGTTCACATAGTAGTAACGATTGTTCTTTAGACCAACTGTTTTAGAATCATCTTCTATGTTAGATACTATTACGCAGTCTCCTGTAACAAACTGATGCCCTGCTAGATAAATTTGATGTAGTACAATATCTACTTGACTAGATGTAATAGTACCAGTGATGCTACTACTAGCAACTCTGATTTCTGGTAGCACTGGATAGCCGCTGCCAGAATTAGTTAAAGTAACTGATGATAGTTTGGTTTCAGTTAGTCCCGCAACAAAAGTTGCTTGTTCTCGAGGTGCGTAAGGATACTCGGTAGTATCATAGTGAGCAGTAATTGCTGGTAAACTGGTGTAGCCACGTCCACTGTCCATTACCATCACTGCTTCTGGAAGTAGATACACACTAGTACCGGCCGCATAATCGGTTGGTTGTTGGAAGTTTAGGCCACGAGTAAGACCACTGATAGTGTTTGTTGAACGATCTAAGATAGTGTACTTGATTGTTTCATTGCCTATTTTGATGATGCCATTTACTGGTAGAACAGATGACTCGTTAACAACGATTGATGTACCAGTATTACTTAGGTCGTCTGTTAGACCAGTAACTAAGATAGCACTTACCTGTGAGTTACTGATTGTTAGACCATAGTTTTTAAACCAGCTGCTATAGGCAGCGTCTGTCCAGATAGTATTAGTAGGAGAGTACTGATCGGCACTAGCAGTGCTAGTGTATGCTAATTGCGGACTCAGGAACTTACCTGTAGTAGTGTCATACTGAGCTGGTAAATCGAAGTCAGTAAAGCTACCGTTGTAGTATTCTGTGCCATCATATGTGAATGAGAAGTCTTTGATGTAGACATGATAAGGTTTTACTTCTTTCAAGTAGCCTTCAACTAGCTCGCGAGTATCTCGCTTGTACTGTTTGTATGGTAATAGTTGACGAATAGTATGCTTGACATCGATCAAACTAGTTTTATTCAACCATGGTAGATAGTTCTGTTGCTGTTGTCCTTCACTTTGAATCAAGTTGAACATCATTATTAGACTTTGGTTGTTCTCAATTAATAGTTCATTTACATACAGTTGTTCTGCGATCCAACGAATGATGTAGTAAATTTCCATAGATGGAATAGGAGCAACAGTTGTGTAAACGGCAGTATCGATTGAGATAGTGCCTTTCTGTAGCCCAATTCTTGTCCAACTAGATGTGGTCGATGAATAAACATAGTATTCATTTACGCCCTGACCGTTTTTGACTACACGAGCAACTAGCCCATCACTGAGTGTTACATTACCGAAGTCACCGGCTACTAGCTCACCTTGACCAATAGTTAGTAAGTCAGTGTATGTTTGTACTTCTAGCGTGACTTTTGTACTTGCGCTGTAGCCAGTGGCCCACCAGTCAGCATAACTCCAGTAATCAGTAGTATCAAATAGTTTTACACTCATCGAGCCCGTGTATTCTGTTAGAGATATTACTGCGCCACCTAGTGTAACACTTACACGAATGTACTGACCATACTTGTCTGTATCTGTTGATACAATGTAGTAGGTCTTGTTTGCTTCTAGACCGCCGTATGCGTTGCCCTTGAACACTACTGGTTGACCGATGTACAACCCAGTAACAGTCTTACCTGCTTCTGTAGTAATGTAGATATTAGTGCTTGACTCGGCAACTACTGAACCCGTGATGTATGAACTTTGATTCAACAAGTACAGACCGCGAGTTTCAGTAATAGTGTATTTGGACATGATGCTATTAGCATACTGAACATAGTTCTTCAATGCTAGTTCACGGTCAACGAACATACTTTGACGAGGACGGAATGATGTACCGTAGCGAACTAGTTTTGGTAGTTCCATATCAGGCACTGCTAGTCCATTGAGTTCCATACCCATGAAGCTAGTTACATATTTCAAGTACATACCAGATGGTGCACCATCGATAGTTAGTGGCATACCAGACAAGAATGACTCATCGTTGCCGTCTTGAATCAATGACCAGTCTTGATGTCCACGATCACTATTATTACCAACACTGTAGCCTAAATGTAGCGCACTTGCGTGACTTTGAATACTGTCTTGTGCGTTGTACAGTGCCACCACATTTGTAGTGATTGCCGCCAAGAATGGCACGCCACTGTTAGCTGGGTTTAAGATGTACTGACTTAGTACTGTTGGACTTAGAGTTTTGCCTTGTGGCACTTCTTCGTAGCCTTTGACCCAGAAATAATATTCTGTTGCTAGTGTGTTACTTGACTTATCGATGATAGTCGCACTAGTGTAGTCGTTAAAGTTTGTAGTGTAACCACTGCCACTGTAATCAACGGGTAGAACAGAACTGCTAATCCATGTGTAGATATCGGCAGTACTGCCAGGGAATGCTCTACCAAAGTAGCGTGAGTTGTACACTACATCTGGTTGATTGTAGTTCATCAAGCGAATGTTTGATGTATCTAACCATGTTGTGCCTACTTTATTTGCGCCCCATATTTGACCTGATGTGTAAACGGCTGGGTCAACGAGACTAATAACGTCGATGTTTGTTTCTACTGCTGATAGCATCTTGCCCTGCGCAGGGTCAATGTAATCTAATCTGTCTAATGTCTTATTAGTTTCAGTGTCGTAGATAGAAATTGTGCTTAGACGAGCAACATCAACTTGTGTTAGAGGTTGCTTATCAATGTACCAACTACTTGTCTTAGTTGACTTGCTGTTGATTTTGAAGGTGGTGACACGACCAGTTCCGTTTTTGTACCAGTCTGGGCTACCAATAGTGATTACGCCGTCAGTAAATGATAAGGCTGCGCCATAGTGCGGTGCGGCTGCTTGTTTATTACGCTCCGCATCGGTTGTCGGAATGATACAGTACTGACCAAATGTGTATTTACCTGGTGCATCGATTGATTCAGTCGTCGATGGCAGATAATCATATTGATACACGCCGCCCGTGAATGGGAACTTGTCTATGAATGTTGTAGCCCCGTTATCGAAGATACAATCATTCATCGCGTTTAAATCGTTAGTGAAATCGAATGTGGTTTCACTGAATGTATCTACTGAACGAGCGCTGACGATGATACTGTCTCTATCACTGTCATCTTGATTAACTGCTACTGTCCAGCCGAACTGACTATTTGTGTCTAAGTTCTTGTCGTTGAGTACTTGAGTTCTAGTGTATGGCATGATGCCGATATTCTCAAGTGATTTTGCTCCTGATTGAGTAGTGCTACCCACGATACAGTCACCGCCAACAATATCGATCTGATCGTTAGGCACCGCTGCCGTGCCAGTCTTATTATATAAGCTGATTACGGGCGTGTCGCCATATGTAGCAATTACGTTTGTTGGTTCAATCAAGTTAATCTGATATGCTACACGATTGCGTTTAGATACAGTGTATCTTAGAGCAACAATTGCCGCGTCATTAGTTGTATCTTCTGTATTGTATGGAACTTCAAAGCCGTCAATGTACAGAATACCTACCGCTGCATCAGTTACAGTCGCAGTAACTGTACCGTAGCGCTGACCTGAGTTAGTGAAGCGGTAGACCGCACCTTCAACGTTCTTTACTTCGTTGACTGTCGCTAGTTCATACGGTGCGCCAATGATTACTTCTGCGCCGTATCTGTTTGTTGCAACAGAGCGACCGAAGTTAGCACCGATATGTTTCTTTTCACTAGTGATTGTCTGCTGTAATGTTAGTTCGCCATAGTTAATGTACACTGTTGTACCAACAGGTGGCGCCGTATTGAAAATAATTTTCTTGCCGGCAATCTTGTACATTGTGTCGCCAGCACCCTCTTCCTTCAATGAGGCATTAACATAGACTTGTGCTTTTACTAGATCACGTGATGCGGGTACTGGAAATTCTTTCTTAGTTAAGTCTGTTACATTTTGTAAGTAAGAACGACTTGCTCTGTCATACACATACACTACACCGGCTTCCGAGTATGTCTCGCCGTTCACATCTAGTGATTGATTACCGGCGCCTACGATTACTTTACTGCCATCTTTGGCAGTTGCTAGACTTGTGATTTCACTGTCTACTGTTGTAGATGCTACTTTCGTGTAGGTAGTTCCTACTTTGAAGTATGTAGTTAGTACAGTGCCGGTAGCAACATACAACCAGTTAGTGTCTTTACTAAGCGTCATTACGCCAGTGTTAGTATTAATTCCATCGATTGGTATTTTTGTGTGTATTGTAGTTGAGAAGTCTAATACATAGAGTGTAGACGGAGTACTGCAAATGGCGGTTGTCCCAGATGCTACGACCGCAGTTAAGCCAGAGATAGGCTCCAATAGAGCGCCATTTCTGTACAATCCAGCATTAGCAACTACTAGTTCACCAATAGCACTAGTGTATGCTACTGACTTGCCGTAACCGGCGATGCCGGGATTTACATCAGTGCCATTCTCATCTACATCGAATGTGCCTTTTTGCTTCTCATACACTGGCGCTGCGCCTAGTACTGACCAGTTTCCATTGGTGTCTTCATCTATCCAACTCAAACGAGTGGAGAATTCTGAGAACGGTACTGCTTCCGAGTATGCGCTTAGATCACTTGCTTGTGATACTCTGACGCTGTACAACTTGAATGTGATACCAGTGCCTGTTAGTTTTACTACTGTCTTAGCTAGTGATAGATCAATGACCAGAGATGTAAGATTTGATACTGACTTCACTGTGTAGTAACCATTCACGCGGTCATCAAAGTCAACTATTACAAACGGATCATCTTCGAGTAGACCGTGTGGTTGAGCGAATATTAGAGTGACCGTGTTGTCTAAGTTATTGCGAACAGTGCTTAGAGTTGTGCCGATACTTACTGGAGTAAACACATCCCACTTAGAGTTGTAGTTTGCTACCCATACTACATCACCACGATACAGTTCAGAGATATTTGTAGCAGTAGTATTGAGATCGGTTAGATTGTAAGCATAGTAATCAACATCGTCGATGTTTACATAACCGGCGCTTGGTAGACCACGCTCTTCAACATAAGTTAAGCTGTATGTTGGTAAGAAGTTCGCATTTGCTGGATTACGACCGTAGTTGATTAGATCGTTTTGATAGATGTAGTCTTTGTCGCCTTTTACTTTTTTCTTGCCTTTTAATAGAGCATCACCGATAGATACTTTCTGCTGTACGCCAGAATTGAACGCAACCGTAGAGAAGTCAGTAGTACTAGACATAGCATCACCGAAGCCGATGATTGCTGGGTTGCCAGTCAATAGATTCTGATACAGTTGTACTTCAACGAAGTTACTGTTGAGTACACTACCAAATGTGCTGTTTTTGATAGCCCAGTTTTCACGGACATCATAGTCTAAGTCACCCTGTAGTGGCGTAGCGCCCTTGAACGCTAGTGCTGACTTGTTAGTACCCTTACTACTAATCATGTTCTTGTAGATGTTTACTTGTGTTACATCTGTTAAGGCAGCAAGAGACATGTACTCACGAGGACGGAAGCCGATCAAGCCGAATGCTAGCAAGTCTTCGTCTTGCTCTAAGTTTGCTTGCTGAATATCGTAGAGTTGACTGCTTTCATAAGCAATCGTACTAGGGTTAGGCAGTAGACCTTGCTTGATGTTGTCGTAACTACTTTCTGTCCATAGTGTGTAATCGAATGTATCAGTAGGCTGAATAAGTTCTTTAGCAAACCAGTACTTGTTCTTGTACAAGACAATTTGTCCCTTAGGATACTTGGTTGAGTTGTTCCACTCTTTGATATCTGCTTGATTAAGAATAAATCCGTCGGCGTTTACATAACCGCTCCAGTCAGCAGTCTTCTTGCCTTGCATGATAAGACGAGTTTGTCTTAGTCCGCTGTCGGTGTTGTAAATTGTATCACCAAATACAGTCTTGTTATCAAACACGATAGCATGTTCGACTGTACTCAAGTTCAAGTTTGTGTAAGCAACGGTATCACCGTCACTTAGAACACGAACAGTAAACTCTTCATTTTTTCTCAACACTGCCATATTCTGACTCTTGAGTGTAATCAAGTTTTGATTGAGAATGAAGTTTTCTTTGTGTAGTGTTAATGGCTGTACTATTAGGCCAGCTTTGTAAACTTTGAACTCTTTCGCATTGGGGTTTAGACTGATGATGCTGCCTACTTCCCAACTCTGCTGTGCCCAGCTAATGAACTCGCCAATCATTGAGTCCCAGTTAACTTGAGAATCGTCAATCATGTTTTCAAACATGATGCCGCGCTCGGTTAACCAACGACCATAGTTGCGTAAGAACTCACTAGTGCCTTGAACTGTGTAGAATTCTGTACCGTACGCGATTGATACATTAGAGCCAGCTTCATACACTGTTGATAGTTGAACTGTTGTAGTACCGAATGTAAGTTTTTGATATGGGCCAGTTTTTGGCGCGACTGTACTAAAGTACGGTTTAGTTAGACTATTACCCCATACTGTGTAACCGCGTTCTGTTTTTTGAATGATTACGCTACTGTATGTTACTTGATCACTAGGCACATTATCGTAGAGTAAAACAGAATAACTGTCGTCTGGGATTAGTAGACTATTTGAAGTAGCACTAGGAGCAGTGTTTTCTGTTAAGAAGCGTAAGTATTGCTTGTCACTGAAACCAGCAAGTCTGTATGTTAAACGAACATCAATATTCTTTAGCGTAGTTGCTACTGAAGCTTGGCCATCAGTGCCAGTTTGATTGATGTAATCTACTACCCAGTTGATGTAAGAGTGCTTAGCAGTGCCACTGCCATAAATTGTCAGTTGTGTCGGGTCTAAGTGATAGCGACCATTGAATAAGTGTTGACCTAATTCAGTACTGTACTTGTACAAGTCTCTATCAACTAATAGATTGTAAAATGAGGCCGGCTTGAATGCGCTTAATAATTTCATCAGATCGAATGGCCAAGTGCTACTACGCAAGTATGCTGTTTCCGTTGGGCCACTGTCTCCTGCTACCCAGCCTCTCTCAAATGTTAAACTGTCATAGTTATCAACTATTCGTTCTAGCGGGTCAACTAAGTCACCGTTGATATCAACTGGTAGAACCGATAGAAGTTCCGGGCGAATACGAGCATTGTCGATGTATGGTGAGCCATTGTTCCATACTCTACCATCAGCAATGTCTTGCCACATTAGAGCGTTGCCACTTGTGTACGGAGCCGCACCGTAACGAGAATCCCACCATTGAGGCTTACTAGTGATTCCTAGCATCTCCCATGGCGCAGCCGCAGGATTACAAGTATCATAGAACCATCGGTAGATACCACGCCAGTTACCCTGTTTCAATAGAACAGGATTTTTCTGTGTGCTTGACAACTTGTTAGTAGTCTTATTGTAGTTGAATGTAAATTTGTTGTTTGACGAGAACACTTGCTTGCGGTAGTCGCCTAATTTGTTCTTGCCAACCCAACCTAGAAAGTTTTTAGTGTATGCTGGCAGAATGTCTTCCCAAGTGTAGCCTGTTTTGCGCCATTGCCCGGGCATCAAATCAGTGTAGCTGACTGGTGAAGCATCAGTAATTTTTAAGTTATTGTAAATTCTTGTTTCGAATTCTAAAAGTACGATGTCTCTGAAATCTTGTAGTTGATTATTCTCATATGTACCATAGAGACGGGTGTAACTGCCATCGTGTCCTACGATAAAGTATGTTGGTTGAGTGTATGTCGTATCAAGCACAACCGTTGGTACTGTTGCCGCAAACAAGCCCAATTTTGTCGGAGTGTTAGGAATGTAACTACCCCAAGTTTGATTGTACTCTTTTACCGTGATAGTACTACCAGTAGTTAATGTTCGTTTGATAGTAACACTAGGTTCAGTAGTGCTGACAAAGTAATCAATGTCACGAACAAGTTGAGTTGTGATGGTTTTATTATCAACAGTTTCAGTCTGATACACTACTAAACTATGGTAATTAGCGCTAGCAAAATCATACACTCTGCTAGTTGAGAATGTAGCAAATGATACAGTAGCGCCAAAGTTGTATGTGTTTACTTTGAATGGACTACCAGAAGGAATCATATCACTCCAGTAGAATGAGTCCGATTCGCTCTTTGAACTAGAAATTTGGTAGATGATGTCATCTAAAATTGACGCCGGTGTTTGATACACAGAGTAGTCACCCGACGAAGCTAGTTGAATGACGGTATGCTTGTAGTCCATGTACTCATCAGCATTGAACTGTAGAGCAGTTTGTAGATCGTAGTCAGATTTGCGCAAGAATACGCCAGGCAGTAATAAACTAGCACTGTTCTGAATGATTGTGTTGCCGTATTTTGCTAGATCACCTAAGTTGCCTAAATTATTCTGACCGAATACTAGACCGGCAGCACGAGGTGCGTTACCAAAGATACTAGCGTAGTAGTTCTTCAAATCACCAGCAGCAATACTACTGATTTGAGTGTTGAACGGGTTACTCTGTAAGTTGCTTGGGATTTGATAATACGCCGTTTTACTTACTTGTTCACTGATTAGTTGAACTGATACATTATCGCCGACAGTTAGTGTAGTTTTGAATTTAATTAATGTAGTGCCAGCTACTGTATCTACTGTTGTTGTGTAGTATGAGCTGTCAACAAACTCGCCGTTCTTGTAAATTTTTACTGGTGACCATACAGTTTGTGCTTCTGAGCTCATTGCTACATCGCATAGTAGACCATCTTTATTAAGATCAGTCACATCAAAGATAAACACTTGATACTGTACGCTAGGTGCAACTGCTTCTACCCAACCAGTACGCTTTACGGTCGATGTAGTTGTTAGGCGATGATGTGCGTAACCATCACTAATCATCTTAGTGATTGTAGCGCCAGTTGAAGCGTTAGTGTATGTAAACTGGTCACTGTTCATATGAACGGTGAATAAGAAGTCGCCAGTGTTCGCTGGGCTACTGTAAGTAGTAGCAAATCCCAAGATTGAGTCGTTTGTGCCTGTGCCGATAGTGTAGCCGAATAATTTTGTGCCTTTAAATGTTGAGTTCATGTAGAACGACTTGTCAGAGAAACTGACATCGTTACTGTCGAACATATCGAACATTGGGCTTTGATTGATTGCGATTTTCTTTTGACTTTGAATCCAGCCTTGTTCGCCCGCGGGACGAATGATACCGTCAACTTCAGTAGAGAAGCGCCATGCTTGTCCTAAGTAGTCGCCTGGTCCAGCAGCAATGTACAGTTGACCTTCTGTTTCCACAGTAACATTAGGCAGTGGTGTAAGTGCGATGATTTTCTTTTGACCAGCGCCAGCTTCAACTGATGTTACCTTGTACACTGTCTTACGAACATTAACATCATCGTCGTTAGCGAATACAACAGTAGTGTCGTTCAGTAGACCAATTTCTGATATGCCTGATACTTTCATATCATAGGCACCAGGTGTGACTACAATAACATTAGGAGTAATTACTGAACCATTAACTGTTGTACTTGGTGAACTAATAGTGATTGCCGATAGTACATTATCAATCGAACGAATTTCGTATGTGGTGGCAGATGATAGTGGTGATGGTAATGTTCCGGTGATTGCCGAGAATGTAACTTTCATTCCCTCGACTAAATTTGTAGTATCATTTACCACAATACCGTCTGTTGATACGCGATTACTTGTTCTGTTAACATCTGTACTAACGATAAAGTGTTCTTGTCCCGCTACTAATGATAATGCGTCTTTAGTACGAGTATCAATAAAGTCTACGATTGCTGCAAATGACGTACCACTATTGTACAGAGACATATTGCCCTGAAATTCAACAATTGGGCGCTGGGCACGAGTTTGTGTGTTGTACTGATTGTTTGTTACTACACCATTGTACTTAATGTGGGCATCAAGTACTCCCTGATGGAACCAGCGGTTGCCTCGAGACCATGCGTTGCGTTCTCTACTACTGCGACTCATTACAATGTAGTCTGGTTGAATAGGTACATACAAGGAGATACTCCAGTCGACCGTATCGAACGGGTCATTATCCCATGGGGTGTAGATACCACCGCCGGTAACTTCTGTACATAGAAGTTCATTTGCTGGTACTAGCGTAATTGATGTACCTACTCCCTCAACATAGTAATCCACGCCTTTGTAGTTTTCTGGATGCACAATACCACCAAAGTTAACTTTGAGTCCGTTTACGAACTCTAAACCGTTAGGTGCTGTGTAACTAGTCTTATCTAGGATGTCATCGATTGTGATTTCTTGACTGATCTGAATTGCGTCGGGACCTAAAGGTAGCCAGTAATATTGAGCGTAGTTTACTAGTTTGTCGATGTCAGCAAAACTGTCCCAACTGTAGAACTTGTTACTGAAAAGTTTGTTGTGATTGTCAGTGACTGCGCCGGCATTTGATAATGCGGCAATGATGCTTGGGTAGTCAATAAAGTCAGTAGCGCTCTGTGTATCTTCTTTTAGAAATACTACGGCGGGGTCTAGTTGATAATTACTTCTGGTAGCGGTAGGCTCAGTGATGTAATTGTCACCAGCATTGATTGCGTAGCCGTACTTATTACCAATGTAGCCCTGAACACGGGTCATGTTCGGCTGCTTGGTTAGAACATCCAGAGTCGATGACAGAAACTGGTCGTTAGTTTCTGTTTTGAATATTTCTGGGAGAAAATCGAGTGTTCTGACTTGGTTGACCATGTTAATACTTTACCTATTGTAGATTAAGTATTTATCTCGGCAAAAACCACTGTTTTCTTATCGGTTCATATTACTGGCAGTCAAACTACTGAGTACAACGATGTCGCTAATAGTGGCGCCGTTGACGAATATTTCGTGAGGAGCACTGCGAACTTCGTACATATCACCGAACTTTGCTGTTGGATCACTAGATACCAAGATTACAGATGAAATCATTGAACCTAGCTCACTATGTAGATAAGCACTTAATTCCGAGAAATAGAATTTGTCGCCAAAGTTCCAGTTATCAATAGAGAAGTATGTATTCATTGCTGAGAGTACACTACTGCGTATTTGAGTTTCGCTAGCGGTGGACTTAGTATTTTTCACAACTTTGATGGTTGCTCGAAGAGCTGGGGCGGCTTTGCTGCCGAACAACGGCTTGAATGTTACGCTGTTCAAAACAACGCTATCACTGACCATCTTGTAGCTTTCTAGGTCGCCATAGCTCTGTTGTAATTCACTTAGTGTGGGTTTATCTGGCTCACTTAGTGTTCCGGTCGTGTCACTAATCCAGTTCATGTAATTAGTGTAATAGCTTTGCGTGACTAGATACAAATCAATGATATTTGATGTCGCTGGATCAATTCTACTAGTTTGACCGCTATTGTGACGATATTGAAAGTTTAGGCCGCCTTTGCCAACTGCGGCTTTGTAATCGTCAGTTACATCTGATAACTCAAGGACAATTGGGTATGTTGCTGGGATTTCAGATGAAGAATAGAAACGATTAGCTACGATTGCGTGATTGGTTATCGGAGTATCGAGCTGAACTGTAGTCTCAGTCCGATAAGTAAATGTTTTTTCGTCTATCTTAGTGATGACGAATGTGCCGTTGTACGGGCGGGTAGTATCCGTTTCGCCAGCTCCCTTAATTGTTACTTTCTTGCCGCTAGTTAACTTATGCTCAATATTACATGTAGCAGTTACTAGATAGTAGTTAGTACCAACGCTGATTTCCGCAGTGAGGTTTACACTTAGCGCATCGGGACAATAGAATACTTGACCTGTCTCATATTCATAAACCGAGTCACTAACTTGCGCCAACGATGTCAATGAGTTACTGTACACAACCGTACCATTTGATAGTAATTGTGTCGTAGTCAACCCATCTGCTTGACCAGTGGCAACTGAGAAGAAGACGGCGGCGCTTACGCTAATTATTGGAGATTGGGCACTGCCGGTTAATTCGCTAAAAAAGTTTGGATTACTAGAGTAACCTGTAGTCTGATTGATTGGTGACACTGTTACTTGAAAGTCATCTGAATAACCGTCACTCTGTACTGGTTGACCGATGACATTAAGATAGTTGTTTGTGGTGCCGTTGGTAGCCGAAGCAACTAGTACATTCACATAATCAGAAAGAACTTGGCCTGTTTTTGGATCATAAACTCTCTGAGAACTATCATAGGTAAATCTTACATCGGATACGCTAGAGAATGAATAAGAAACTGTTCTAATAGATACAGTGTAGATACTGTCGGTTGCGTTGTATTCGAATTTAACAATGTAGTCATTGTATGCTGGTGTCTCGGTGTATGCTGGGATGTCAATTATTGACCAGCGCTCATCCGTAGCAATCTTGCCGTTACTAAATTGTAGAGCAAAGTTTTGTTTCAATCTAATTTTAGCAAGAGAAGCGGAACTAATAGCGGTACTCAATGTTGTACTGAACTCTGGTACAATACCCTTAATGTCTGTAATTTTTACATTCTTTGGGACATAGCCACTTAGTGTAATTGGTCCAAGACCAGAACTTAAATTACCTATACCGTAGTTGTAACCGTCACCGACAACGCCTTCGACTGCTACCCAGATACTCTGCTTGCCTGTATTTACTGAGGTCAGTCTATTATTTTCATCAAAATACTGGTTTGAATTAACCGGCACAAATTGAATTAGGGCGCCCTTAGTGATGTATTTTGCGCTTGTACTACTAAATGAACCTACAGCAATAGGCGCTTTGTCTCCAGTGTCTGTGCCTTGAGTGTAGAAATAACCAGTTACTTGTGTGCCGTTGATTGATGTTAACCACCAACGAGTTGCTAGTGACTCTTGAGTTTCTGGAAACTTTTTGTAATATGTGTGGTAGTAATGTAGAGTGCCTGATTTAGCTAATAAATTTGGCAATGTCGAACTCAAGAACTCAGTCGCATAGTATGTACTTGATGTAGAGAATGTAGTAGTGTATGGCGAGTTATCAAATGTAAGTGCGCCATCGTCAGCGAACACATTGGTTGAAGAATACTTACCTGTTGGATCTAACAAATCTAGGTTACGCGATACACCAATTGAACTACGATTGAGTGCTTTTGATTTGATGATGGAGTTGTAGAGGGTGAACGGGAAACTTGTGTAGTCTTCGCCATTGACCATACGATTTTGAGTGTAGAATCTAGCAGGTGCTCGTTCTTTGATTGCTGATAATGACTCGCGATTTTGAGCAGTGCTGTTTGGTGTCTGTAGGGAGAATGTGACCGTTAGTGTTTCTTGGCGGCCACTGCGACTAATGTAGTTGATATCTACATTTACACCAGACATTTCTGCCGGATTGATTGTGTATTGTAGAGCATTACTACTGCGAACATACGCACGATAACTTCCTGTTGGAACAGTAGAGAACACCCCGTCGCCAAAAACATAAGTAACTTCGTCATTAGCTCTACTAGTCACGCTGTACAAGCTCTTTACTACGGCACCATTACTATCGGTTGCTGATGTGTAAACATTTTGTACTTGTGTCCACAGTTCAGTAGGTGTACCAGCAGTATCTAGTTTGTACAACCAGGTGTCGTCATTATTCACTCCCTGCACTTTTATCAACTGCATATTGTTTTGGATTGCTTCTGTAAAACTGAAATCTACAGTTTGTAAACTACCTTGCTTGAAATAGAAGAAGAATCCTGTATTGATGCTACCATAACCCAACTTGTCATTTCTGTACAAGATATTAAATTGACTATTAGGAGCAGGTGGCAGCTCATACAAGTATGATTGATTTAAACTAGACACTGATGTTAGTTCAAAGTTCATTGTGGTGCCACCTACTTGTGACTGATATGTCACTATTGGTAATTGTGATGCTGGAATATTGATAGTATACTCATCGGTTTTAATACCGAGGAGATCCTGACTGTTGCCTGGTTTGCCTATTCTCTGATTATTCAGTAGCGTTGCGTTAATGATTGTGTTAAATTGCTCTTGCCAAGTAGCATTTGATGGATCATTCCAGGAGATTGTTCTACCACCCAAGTTATTACCGTTGATATCAGTGATATTTTCTGTAGTAGATAACGCTGTAACTTTTACTAATCCTTGAGCCGCATTATTTCGTTTAGGATTGTAACTAATCAAGTTTGCTAATTTGATAACTGAATCACGGCGTTGAGCGGTATCAAGAAAGTTTTCACGAGCGTTTAGATCACCACGGAATGCTAGGGCTTGACCCATGTATGCCATGACATCAAGTAGGGCTACGAATTCACTTGACTCAACGTAGTCATTAAATGTCTCGGGATAGTTAGCTGTCAGATAGTCAATGAAGTTTTTACGCAACGACTCGTAGTCGTATGACTGTAAATCGGCACTACTGTATGCCTGATACAGTTTCTGCCAGTCTTGTGCGCCGAATAAACTTGATTGTCTTGATGTTGATGCCATGTTAGATTTCCCGTGATTTAGTATTTATCAGAGCAGAAATCAGTGGCTTTTATGAAGTTTTTGATACTGTGCCGGTACTTTTACTGAGACTTAAGCCAATCGTGTCGATTTCGCCTAGTGGATTGTATTCAACTTCCATCTCAATAGCTACTTCATTCTCACTAGGAGTGACTACGCACGAATGTAAAGTTACTCTTGGGTCCAAGGCAACAACACGACGAACTTCAATTTTCATCTCTTCGTGTAGAACTGATGTGCTTGGGTCAAACACATAGCTCCATATCGATGTGCCATATTCGGGATTACCTACTTTTTCACCTTGCTTTATCGATAATGAATTCATTAGGTCTCTTACTATCAATTCTTTATCGGTTAGTTTGAATTTTTTACCCAGTATTTTATTCTCAATAACAAGCCCATCAACGATTCTTGATGTTGGTTGATTAATATCGATTGTGGAAAAGCCGGTGAATAGTGCCATAGTGTATTTATGCCCTTACGGTCGCTTCGTAATTCGCTTGAGCAGTAGATAATTCTTCATTTGCAGCATCTAGCTCTACTTGTAGTGCGTGAATTTTAGAGTAACCCTCATCAGTACTAATTGTATTAGCTGCTATTTTTTCAAATATTGCGGCAATTTTTTGGTCAATGATATCTACTGCTGACTGTTTATCTTCAATCGCGGCAAGAGCAGTTGCTTGTTTATTGACTATTTCATCCGGATCTTCCGTAGATTCTGTTTCTTCCGTGACTGCTCCTGGTCGTGGAATTCGTGGGTCACCTAGTAATTTACCTTGAGCGGCAGCAATCGCCGCTTTTGCTGATGGTAACACTGCATCCGCTGACATTACTGGCATTTTGATTTGCCCTGGCATATTTCCTATCGATGCTAGGCTAGTTTCTAGTTGACCTAGCATCCCAGAGGCGGCAGATTTTGCTTTATCAAGGGCACCCGTAGCAGTGCCCATAGCAGTTTTCATTGCGCCATTTAGAGATGAACTTACACTTGACATTACATCACCGGCATTTTTAGACAAGTCAAACGATGATGAACCACTAACTGATTTAGCTGATGCGATAATCGATGTTAGTGGATTACTACCAGTCTTTGACGACACTTGTGTTGCGAATGCTCCTATACCTCCAGGCAACGCATTTAGACCTGAGTTTAATGTATTACTAATTGATGATACACCAGGAATGCTAGCAGTAGATGCTGAGAGAAAGCTAGTACTGGCCTTTGCTGCTTTTTGTTTTGCTGCCGCTAGATTTTTTTCTGCGGTGGCTAGTGCCGTGGCATTTTCTTGGGAGTCATCTTCTCTGTAAGTTTTTTTAGCGTCAAGTACAACTTCTTCTAGGGCCGCTACTTCTGCTTTTGCAGATCCAACTTTTTTATTTGCCAAAGATGCATCACTTAATTTAACTTCATTTGCTGAGCCTGATGCTTTACCTAATATGTTAGTAACTCCTCCCTTTAGTGACACGAATGAGCCTTCGACAGAAGCGAATGCGTTTTCTGCTGTACTTTTTAGTCCATCTAGAGCGCCCGTGACTGAGTTCTTCGCTGAGTCTAACATGCCGCCTAAGCTGGTAGCAATCCCACCGGATGTTAGTTTGTCAGATAATCCTCCAGCTAATTTGCCACTAGATAAATTATCTCCTAAGCTACCAATCGAGCCTGGTATTTTCAGGCCAAGGCCAGAAGCAGGATTACTGCTTCCGAGTAAACTAGTTACTGCGCCAACCCCCATTACGGCGGCGGCCATAATTGGTCCGCCGGCTTGGGCTGCACTTTCTTTTCCTGTGAGAACACCACTACTCTGTAGGGATGTTGCTGACTTCGACAACACACTTTCCAATGCTCGTGTTTGAGGCACTACACTATTGACCATCGTGGTGGCAGTTGTGGGGCCGGTCATCATTCCTTCAAGCGCCTGAGATGCTGGCATACCTTTACTGATTAGAGCTGCAGTTAGAGCACCGGAACCGGGTGCGATTGCGCCGGCCACTTCGAGTTGACGAGTGGTTATGCCAGTAGTAGAGTTAACTACTCCTGCTGCCTGTTGTTCACCCTCAGATAATTGTTGGGCGTTAGATGCTATCTGAGCAGTAAGGGCTTGTATTGCTGATGGCGGCAATGGGCCGGCAGTTGTTGTTGATATGGGAGCAGCATTTATCTGAGCAACTGTTACTGGAGTTTCTGGGGCTGAGGCAGTAGATGTATTGAGCGCATTGACTAGAGTTGTTGGCATGTTTAGCTTCCTGCTACACCATTGAACGGAATATCGAGACCCTTGCCAGCACCAATGAATGGTTGATGCGTAGGCACACGAGTAGCAATACTCTCCAAATTAGGAGATGCTGATAGCCAGCCCTTTGATTGACTGAATAGAGTATCAGTGTGTTTTGTTTTCGACATTGCTGGCACATCTGGAGCATCATTAGGACTGTCTGTATTCAAATTCACTTTTGAACCTTTGATACTCATTACGCCATCTGATTTTAGACCAAAGCTGCCGCTAGTTGACATGGCAATACTAGCATCTGCTTTGAATGTGAACGAGTTCACCGTATATCCCTTGAATGAACCGCCAGCTCTAACTGAGTAATCTTTTGTACTTTCGTGACTAATTGATTCCGCATTTACATTCAGATTTCTACCTGCATGTAAATTAATGTCTCTATCAGCGTGGAAATTGATGTCTCCATGTGTTCGAACATTGAATGAATTTGTAGAGTAGATGTCGATTGTACCTTCTTTTCCTAATTCTACCCAACTTTGACCGTTAGCGTGAGTGATGAATAATGTTTGACCACTATCACTCATTGTAATTTGATGTCCAGCTGATGTTCGTAATCTAATGTGCTGATCTTTTCCCTGTAATGAGCCGTCATCCATGACGAATGTGTGTCCGCCGGTTCTACCAAGTTGTTTTAGTTTACTAGGATCAACGCCGTTCTTTACTGCGGTACCGAGTGTTGCCGCGTTGTAGCCGCCTTCATAAATTGCTCCACCTGGCGTAGAGATGCCGAATACTCGACTTGGCGATTCTCGCTGAGCGCTACTACCGATTACCCCACGAATATCATCTCTGATCAACCCCTGTTGGGCATAGATGCTCGATTGATAACTATGAACTGGTTTAGTTTCATTGTATGGTTGACTGCTGTCTCGTACATTAGGATTAGCAGTGTTTATTTCGTTTGTTGGTAGTCTATTTGCTCCCGCATATGAGCTAGCTTCGGCATCATTTGGTTTTACTTTTGAAGATGCCCCAATCGCTGGCACCATCTGTACCAATCCTACTTTTGGCACACAGCCGATGTAATAGCCTTGACTTTTGTTACCGTTAATAAAGATACACACTACTTCTGTGCCAATATCAGGAGATGATGCCCAGAAGCCGTAGCTGTTCGGATTACCTAGGTAGCCGCCGTCGCCTGATTTGTCTGGCCCAGATTTAGGATTCTTACCAGAGCTTGAGATTCCAATGAATGGACTCATGTAACTTACCGGTGTCCAGTTTCTAGACGAATCGGGATCGCTTCCGCCAAATGCAGCTATGTAGACCTCTATCTTACCGCTGTGTGTCTTATCTACATTGTTTTTTACAACGCCGATAAATGGCCCTGATGTATTTCCTGCGCCAGATTCCGCATATGCTTTTGTTGGTTTTTGGCCTTTATGTTGTACGTTGGTTGCCATAGTTATGCTTCTCGTTGATTATCTTCATCACTTGTTTGTTCTGCTCTAGATGTAACGGTATCATCAAGTACTGTAGAACCCTGTAATGTATTATTTACAGGGTCAGATATTGCTTGTGCTGATGAGCTTGTATTTTCTGTAGTTCCAGAATCTCTTGCGTTAGTGGTAGTATCAGTATTACTGGGCGTTGTTGCTGGAGTGTTGGTAGTTCTAGTATCAACTGCCGCCGTGACTTCACTGGCGTTCCCTCCGGACGCTGGTCCGTTAGCACTGGTCGCTGATGCTTTATTGTTGACCGGCGTAGATTTTGAAGCAGAATCAGTAGTTCTAGCATCACCCTCATTTGTCATTCTGCCACTTTCATCAACTGATGAGCCAGCAGCATTATCTTGACCAACTAAGTCATCTAATAGCGGCACCTTACAGTCAAGAATTTGTAAGAATACTCCTTTAGAAAGAGTACTTGTTACTTTAATTACATTGAACACCATACCATCGATACCTACATCTTTGGCAGCAGTTGACTCATAGAACTGAACTTTATCACTAACATTAAGTAATCCTGTTCCAGATGGATTTCCTCTTTCGGTGATACTGTAATCATCCGCAGTATTAAAATTTAATTGAATGAATACTTGACCGCTGTTGATGTTAATACTATGGTCTTTGTTAAAATACTTAGTTCCTGGTTGATAGGTAACACCAATGTTTGTTGCTAGATAATCTGGGTCACCTAATATTTTTAACTTTGCTTTGTTTGTATCAGCGGGACTATACAACTGAGCTTTGACCATGTCGTTTAGTTGTCCTGCTTTGTTTGTATTGCCTGCTTTGTTAGTGCCTTCCACAGCATTAGATACCGCACGTGGAGTATCATCTTTAGGCTTATCGACAGGATCAGCATCTGAGTTAGTTGGCATATCCGCCAACATGAAATACAAATTATCAAATTGCTGCGAGTATTCTAGCACTTCACTATTTTGTCCAGTAAAGTAGTAATGATAGAACTTGTAAGGTCCATCATACTTACTCGTGACTCCTACGATATCACTTCGTATGTATGGTACACTAAATGGTCTGATTTGATACGTGATGTCACAAACCCAGTTACCATTCTCTCTAGCACGAGGAACAGCATACGGCGACATCGAATACCATTGTAGGGTTGCCGTCGGTGATTTTTTGACAGATTGTGCCTCTGCATCCTGACTGATTGTTTTCGTTAGTGCGTCACTAATGAAGTTGCTTTTAACAATGATGTTATCGACTACGCTTACGAGACTGGTGCCGGCAGGAACAGAAATTGTTTTTCTGCCTTTAGGAATACTACCGGCTTTGTAACTATCAGCAACAGTTACTTTACTCAAGTCAGTAGCATCAGAAATAGGAGCATTTTCCGCTGTTGCGATTGTTTTATCCACGAGACCACTCTTACCAATCACGCTTTCTTTAGGTTCTACTTTATTGCCGTTTTCGTCATAAAATTCAAATGTGTATTTTATTGACGTATCAATAACGCCACGATCTTTTTGATCTTGACCTTCGTTGTTGAGTACTTCTGATAAACCTCTAATACCCTCTCCATCCACAGCTCCTAACGCTTCTGCTACTGTTCCTGCTACTAATGTAAAGTCTTTTTTGATGGTACTATTGATTGTACCATAAGCAAAAAGATCTGCAGCGGGCGATGCTTTAATATCATAAAATGTTACTTTATTGTCTAATTTGAACTTCATCTCATTAATACTAATACCAAAGTATCGTTGGATGACAGCATTCTTATCTCCGTCACTGCCGCCGTTGTCGTAGCCTTGCACTTCAGGACTCGATGCTGTCATGACTGAGCCGTTAACATCATAGCCATAGAACTTGATACCAAGGACATAGAATTGCTCTAGTGGGTTTATAGTGGTATTCGTTGTAATTTTACTTTCAAGATTAATCGCTCGACTAGTTTTACCAATGTCTTGGATGAAACTAAATCCGGTTGGCTGAATAATTTTGAACTTGAATTCAGTACCAACAGTTGCTCCCTCGCCGCCGCCGGCAGGCATGTAAGTAGTAACAGATAAATCATCAATAAAGTAGTCTAGTCCTCGTTGCCCTGAGCCTAGTTTGCCTGAGAATGTAATCGCTCTGTCTTCAATATCACCATTGATACCGCCACTTTGTGCCACGATGTACACACCCTTACCCTTGCCTTTGATACCAGACATCGAGCCGCCAGCAAGTGTGAAGTTAGTAAATGCTTCGGGTGTCATCATGTACAGAACTAGTGAATATGTGTAACTACTGAATTGACTGAGAGGGTTAATCATCCTCACGCCTGGTATTTTTGGTCCATTGTAATCAGCGCTAGCAGTTGTAGAACGAGCTGATTTGCTACCAGTAGAGGACGAAGGCGGTGTTGTGCCACTTGCTTCACTGGCAGTTGATGTATCATCGGTGCCAGTAACTGCGTTATCGTCAACTTTGTTTTCAGAAACTGCCATCTTACAATCCTAGTGTTGCTCTTAATGTATCGCTCTTTGGTACATAAATTTGCGTACCTACTGTGAAATCCCCAAGCGGATCTTTAAGTGTGTTTGGGTTGCGCTGTGCGAATACCCACCATAATTTACTATCATCGTATAGATGACTTGCTAGTAGATCGGGCCGCAGATGATATGTTGGTTCTATTGTCCAGTAATAATCACTAGCGTCACCTGGAATAGGGCGATTGATCATCACATCTAAAAATTTACCGTTTACGACTTTACTTGTATGATACGGACTTGATGCTGAATACCCCATTACCAGATACCTCCGCCTGTTTTAGGATTTTGACTACCACGTAGTAATTTACCACTAGCGTAGTCTTTAAGACTGAACTCGTTACTTATCGCATTACGAGTAACAATAGGTTGAAATGTTAGAGAAATACTCATCTTAGTTGGCACTCGCGTGAGAGCTTGTGATAGTTTCGGTGCTGCCGCCGCTTCACTGCTGCTAGCTTTTTTATTACCCTTCATGATAGTAGCTCGTAATTTTTCAATGAATGCTCTTATGTCGCCAGTTTTCTTTTCCTGATTGAATGCTGCTAATTGTGCTCCGTTGACCCCAACTTCTACCCCATTAGGGTAAGCGTTGATGTAATCAACATCAACTGGTAATTTGTATGTAAAATTTGTAAGAACAACAGGATGATTATCGAATTGATATTGACCGAATCCTGTCAAATACAATAGCGGTGGCGGCACACCACGAGCCGGATTCAGGTCTTTGCCGTAGAACATCTTAGTCGCACTCTTAAAGAAGTGAATCACCGCAAGTAGGTAGTTTGCTTCCATGATATCTTGAGCGGTGAAGTCTGCTTCAACAGTTACTTGTTCAACTGAACTATGTTGATAGTTGTTTATTGAGAAGTTACTATGAGTCGGTGTCTGAGTATCGTACTTTGCTACATATGACACTGAGATAGAGGGCGTGTAGGGAAAGATAACACCCTTCGTTGCTTTCAGTGGTGCCAATATGCCTGGGTCGGCAGCATTGTAAAAATAATCTGCCTTAGGAGCAAGTGATACACGAAAACGCCAGTCTGGGGCAGTTGGATAACTTGGTGTTGGCCGTGCCGCGGTGGTCACTATCTCATCGAATGTTGTTGTTGCCGCTGGTGTCTCTGTCGTAGCGGGTGTCGTAGTTTCTGTTGATACTGGCGTCGAACCCTCGGGTTTATCTTCACCAGTGGGCTGAGATACTGGCGTAGGTTCTTCCGGGGCGGCGGCCGGTTCCGCTACAATTGTACAAGTAGATACATACAGATATGGCTTAGCTTCACCTTCAATTTTAGTTCGATATTGAGTGAACCCTACAGTGATATTATCGCCGAGTTCTTGCTTTGCGTTCGATACTGCCGCTTCATAGGCAGCCCTCTGAGAAGCGTCTGAGTCCTGATCTGATGCTGTTCCTACATACGATGCCATAGTTACTATTGTCCTTTTTAGTATTTAGCAGATAAATAAAGTGCTGTTTTTGTAGTTTAAGTCAACTACAAATTCATCCATTTTAGTAGATTTTCTCCCATTGTGTGATACAATGAATTATTACTAACTATGACTACAACAATCACCACTACCTCACCGAAAAAAAATTACTTAAATAATAAGGACATCTTGAAAGAGATCCATCAGAGCAAAAATAGCTATTGCTCATTCACAAAGCCTGAGTATCATCAGTATGACTTCATCGTTGACTACTTAGACAACAGTGACTTAGAGGTCAACTTGGAGTATGCTAGTAGGGCTGAGACTATTCAGGCAGCTAAGGTCGCGCGGGCGCTACGCACTGATCTTGAACTGGGATTGACCAAGGGCACCACCGACCCTGCTACCATCCCTGATACCGACTTGATCTTCCGTGTGATGACCTGGGATCACATTCCATTAGCTCCAAAAGCGCCCAAGAAAGTCACCAAGAAGAAAACAGCAAAAGATATGTTCGAGTTCGAGGAAGAAGAAAACTTGTTCGAGGATTTGGAAGCGGCCGCTCCGGTCAAGATGGACGATCTTGTTCATATCCGAGTGAACTTTCCTCCGTTTCAGCACTTTAAACTCAACAAGATGGGAAGTCTCGTGTGCGTTGGTAAGTCTCATTGGAAGGGTGATGTGAAAACTGGTGAGTTCGAGCGTGATGGTGGCCAGATTACCAATACTCTTGCTCGTATGTATTTGAAGCTATGTGAGAAGTATGGCACAAAATGGAACTGGCGTGGCTATTCATACAACGATGAAATGCGCGGAAGTGCTGTGCTCCAGCTTACCTATGTTGGCTTGCGTTTTAATGAAGCAAAGTCTAATAATCCGTTCGCCTACTTTACTGCCGTACTCAATAACTCATTCTGTCGAGTACTCAATACTGAGAAGAAAAGTCAAAGCATCAGAGATGACCTGATGGAATATAATGGTTTGGCTCCATCATTCACCCGTCAGTTTGCTAATGAGTATAAGCCGCCAGTAGAATAAATGGTTCGGACAAATTCATTTCCAAAGGAGTTGACATCGTTGACTCCTTTTTGCTATACTGTGGTGAGTTATAACTATTTCTACATACATGACAAACTTATTTAAAAAGGCCGCCGCATTCACCGACATACACTTTGGCCTGAAGAGCAACTCAGTTCAGCACAACACAGATTGTGCTAACTTTGTTGACTGGTTCATCGAAACGGCACGGAGGGAAGGTTGTGAAACCTGCTTTTTCTTGGGCGACTATAACCACAATCGTGCTGCCATCAATATTCAGACCCTACACTATGGTCTCCAGGCACTAGAAAAACTCAACGATAACTTCGAGCAGGTTTATTTCATTGCTGGAAATCATGACCTGTTCTTCCGGGACAAGCGTGATGTTCATAGTGTCGAATGGGCTAAGCATCTACCCAGGGTAAAAATCATTGACGATTGGTTCGAACAAGGCGATGTTGTTATTGCCCCGTGGTTAGTGGGCGAAGATTGGAAGAAATTAGAGAGGAAGTCTGGCAAATACTTATTCGGTCACTTTGAACTACCGCACTTTATTTTAAACGCAATGATCGAAATGCCCGATCACGGCGAACTACAAACCTCGCACTTGAAGAAATTCGACCGAGTATTCTCGGGTCACTTTCATAAGCGTCAGCACAAGGGAAATGTCTCGTATATTGGCAATGCTTTCCCTCACAACTTTTCAGATGCGGGAGACGATAATCGCGGTATGATGATACTTGAGTGGGGTGAAGAGCCCGTGTATCATATCTGGCCTCAAGCACCAAAATATCGTATCTACAACCTGTCACAAATACTAGAAGAACCAGAACGGTTGCTAGTTCCTGATAGTTATGTTAAAGTTAATCTTGATGTTGAAATTAGTTATGAAGAGAGTGCATTTCTGCGAGAAACCCTAGTTCCCCAATACGGACTTCGTGAAATGACCTTAATTCCGCAAAAGACGGACTTAGAGACTGATAACACAGATTACGCAAATACCGAGTTCGAGTCAGTAGATGCTATCATTCAAAAGCAAATCGATGAACTTCAAGAAGGTGCATTCGATAAAAAACTACTACTTGATATCTACCGTTCAATTTAAACCCACAATGATCACAGTAAAAAATCTAAAATTAAAAAACTTCATGTCTTTTGGCAATGTTGAGCAGAGCGTAGAACTCAATAATCAGGATCTAACCCTAATCCTTGGCGAGAATATCGATCTCGGCGGTAGTGATGCTGGCTCAAAAAACGGCGTGGGCAAGAGCACTATTTTTCAGGGTATCTCCTATGCTCTGTTCGGCACTGCCATCAACTCGATCAAAAAAGACAATCTGATCAACAGAACTAACGAGAAGAATATGTCGGTGACTATCGAGTTCAATGTCAGAGGTATCGACTATAAAATTCAGCGAACCCGTAAACCCAACTCCTTAAAATTCTTCGTCAATAACAAAGAGCAAAGCAGTGAGGATGACTCACAGGGCGATAGCCGTGAGACACAAGATGCTATCGAGCGTGTCCTATGTATGTCTAGCACTATGTTCAATCATATCGTAGGGTTGAATAGCTATACAACGCCCTTCTTATCTCTCAAGGTAGCAGAACAGCGTGAAGTCATTGAGCAGTTGCTAGGCATTACCCTGTTGAGCGAGAAAGCAACAGCAGTCAAAGAACTAATCAAGCAAACAAAAGATTCGATCACAGCAGAAGAATATCGTGTTCGTGGAATTGACGAAACCAACAAGCGAATACAAGAGCAGATTGAGTCGCTAAAACGCAGACAAGTATTATGGCAGAAGAAATACGATAGCGATATCGCTTATTTGGCTACTAACCACGAGCGCCTAAGCGCTGTTAATATTGAAGCTGAATTACTCGCTCACAAAGATTTAGCAATCTGGAACGAACAAAAGAAACAAAGCGACACTTACCGATCCATTTCTACACGCTCAACTCAGTGGTTAAATAAATTTTACACTGATTTAAGAGAACTGGAACGGAACTTAGACGAGCGATCACATATCGATATTGATGCGGAACTACAAGCACACCGGGATTTATCTGCCTGGGTTGTGAAATCAGCTAACATGAAGCAATTACAAAAGTATATTGATGATTGTGTTGCGACCGAGAAGCGTGAGCAAAAAGTCATCGACAAGTTGAAGGCCGAGGTCCAAGAACTAAAAAATCACAAGTGTTATGCTTGCGGTCAAGATTTTCACGATAGTAATCATGAGTCTGTATTAGCGGCTAAAGAGCGGGCTCTACAAGAAGCCGCCCTACAGGCACTTGCTACAAATACTCAATGGATGGAGCATACCGATGCTCTTAGTGCGCTTGAACCCCTAGGCGATAAACCGGTGACTCATTACCGAACAGAAGCAGAAGCAGTCAGACACAGCAGTGAAGTAGAAAATATTGTTCGTCAGATTGAAGCAAAGAAGCAAGAAGTTAATCCGTTCGAAGATCAACTAAAGGAACTTGTAGAGATCGAATTAGGGCAGAAACCTACTACTATCTATAAGACTGAACAGGAAGCCATAGAGCATAAAACGCAGGTAGCAAACTTAGAAGAACAGATTGTTGCTAAACACGAGGAAACTGACCCGTATAGCGAACAAATCGCAGATATGGAAAAGAATGCTATTCAGGCAGTTGATTATAGCGCTATTGACGAACTCAACAGGGTGTTGAAGCATCAGGAATATCTCTTAGACCTCCTAACAAATAAGAAGTCATTTGTTCGCAAGCGTATTATCGAGCAGAACTTAGGCTATCTCAACGCTCGTCTTGCTCAATATCTCGACAAAATGGGCTTGCCGCATCAAGTTGTGTTTCAGAATGACTTGAGTGTTGAGATTACTGAACTAGGTAGAGACTTAGACTTTGATAACTTGAGCAGAGGTGAGCGTAACCGCTTGATTTTGGGTCTGTCGTTCGCATTCCGTGATGTTTTTGAGAACCTATACTCGCCCATCAACTTATTGATGATTGACGAACTCGTAGATAACGGTATGGATGCTGTTGGCGTTGATAATGCTGTAGCTGTTCTTAAAGACTTTGTTCGCAGACGCAACAAGAGCGTATGGTTAGTGTCACACAAAGAGGAGCTAGTAAGCAGAATCGACAAAATCTTGACGGTTGTCAAAGAAAATGGATTTACTAGTCTCCGCGACAGCGCCACTGAAGAAGAATAAATTTTTTACGCACACTACACAGAGATAACTAAAACACTATATGACAAGTAAATCTAAGGTTAAAGGTAGCTCCTATGAGCGTGAAGTTGCTAAGTTTCTAACTGCTCACTACGGCGAGACGTTTATCAGAAACATCAGCGGTTCCGGCGCTTATGTGGGCGGCACTAATAGCTTTAGAAAAGCAAACTTAACAGAGGCACAGATTCGTCACGCAAAGGGCGATGTTGTGCCGCCAGAGAGTTTCAACTTACTTAACATCGAATGTAAATCATATGGTAGTTTAGAGTTTCATCAACTTCTGAACGAATGCCGGCAGTTAGAAGCTTGGCTACAGCAGTTGATGGACGCAAGCGATCCAGCTGATGTGAATATCTTATTCTTTAAGATTACTCGCAGAGGTCAATACATCGCAGTTCAAGCCACCGAGCCTTGGGTTAGTAGTAGCAACTTCGTTAGCTACAACAGCGCCAAGTTAGGTCAGTGGATGATCTATGACTTTGATAATTTCTTTAAACTAAAC